CTACTGTCCTATCATTGAGGCACGAGTAACGTGGGCTGAAGCTCAACCTAAGACACTTCTGTAACCACCACAATCTGTAGTAATACTATGGCGTGTAACCACAAGATGTGGTACATTTGATACACTAGACTTTTTTGTGTCCAATTAAAAGACACACTCCATTCGCCGAACAGAGGTGTCGGAACATGACACAGACTTCACCAGGCGGTTTTATCCGCACAGAAGAGCAAGCGATTCTTGACACAGAGGCACTTAAACTGCGTTCTAACGGGCTTACCTACCAGAAGGTAGCCGACTACCTAGGGGTTTCTAAATCAACCGCATTTGAGCGAGTCCAACGAGCCTTGGCAGCCATTCCACGAGAAGCTGTAGAGGAATACCGCAAACTAGAAAACGAACGCCTAGACCTATTGCTTGAAAAGGTACTGGATAAGGCACTTGCAGAAGATGACAACAAAGGTTTTCTATTTGCAGTAGATCGTGCGCTGGCTATCTTTGAGCGTAAGGGCAAACTAAACGGCACTGATTCTCCTACAAAGCACGAAGTCATAACACTTGGGGCAGTAGAGGCAGAGATACAACGCCTAGAAGCGAAATTAGGGGCCAATGGAGACAACGGAAGAACAGAGACTGCAGGAGCTACTACTGCTCCGAACTCTGCTGAAGTCTGAGCAAGAACTAGAAGCACAACAGGCGATTGAGGGCTTAAAGAACTCTCGCTACCGCACACTTGCCCGACCTAATCAACTCCCACCTGACGGACAGTGGAGGCTATGGCTAGTAATTTCGGGCCGTGGTTTTGGAAAAACTTTCTTGGGGGCTGGATGGCTGGCTGAACAAGCCCGAACCCACCCCAATACCGAGTGGGCGATTGTTGCCCCAACATTTACTGACGTGCGCCGAACTTGCGTTGAAGGTCCTTCGGGATTCCTTAAAGCAGTTGACCTACGTAAAGACAAAGGTGACTTCTACAACCGAAGCAATGGGCAGATAAGCCTTAGCAACGGTTCACGAATCCATCTTGTATCAGCTGACGAGCCTGACCGTGCCAGAGGATTAAACCTCAGTGGCGCATGGTTAGACGAAGCCTCGTCATTTAGATACGAAGAAATCTGGACTGAGGGACTTGCCCCTGCACTACGCATCGGTAATCCCCAGGTGGTCATCACGACCACACCTCGCCCAACGAAACTGATCCGAGAATGGATGAGTCGCACAGACGGCTCTGTAGTCGTTACCCGTGGTTCCACCTTCGATAATGCAGCAAACCTGTCTGAAGCTGCGCTGGCAGAACTCAAGTCACGATACGAAGGCACACGCCTTGGTCGCCAAGAGTTGTACGGTGAACTTCTACTAGACACACCTGGCGCATTATTTACCCAGACAATGATTGACGATAAGAGGGTGCAACATTACAACGACTTCACACGAGTCGTAGTAGCCGTTGACCCAGCCGTAACATCAGGAGAAAATAGTGACGAAACAGGAATTGTTGTTGTTGGCCTAGGAGCCGATGGTCGCTACTACGTGATAGCAGACAAGAGCTGCAAAGACACCCCAATGGGCTGGTCTAACCGAGTCAACATGGCTTACGAGGATTACCAAGCAGACCGAGTGGTAGTTGAAAAGAACCAAGGTGGCGACTTCATTGAAACCACGCTTAGGCAAATCAACCCACACATGAACGTCATTGGCGTAACAGCCAAGGTCGGAAAACGCCTTCGTGCTGAACCGATTGCTTCGCTCTATGAGCAAGGCCGAGTTTCACACATAGGCAACCTCAGCGCATTAGAGACACAGATGATTGAATGGGTCCCAGACTCAGGGGAATCACCAGACCGCCTCGATGCTCTCGTTCACGGCATTACCTCGCTTACCACCCAGATGAGCAAGTTCGACCTTGCGTTCTCTGGATCATCACAGTCATGCCCTAAGTGTGGCGCATCAAATCTCAAGACCGACACAGCTTGTAAGGTCTGCTTTCACAAGTTCAACCCAGCAACCGAACAACGCATTAACAGTCTCAATGCTGGCTTCCCCCAATTCCAAAAGAGGTAGACGTGGCTTTATTCAGCCGTAAAGACAAGACAGCCGAGATTGTCAAGGGCGTAATGGATGAACTCAACAAGGCTGGCGCTCCTATGGCTATGGCTATGCAAGCAGGTCAACTACAAGGCTCACCTGTTCAGACCGGCGTTCCAGTCATGGCACAACAGGTTGTAGCAGCAACACCTCTACAACGCCCACAGTCTGTATTCGGTGCAGCGTTCAACCCTGGTACTCCACTCTTCCCAGGTGCTATCGACCCAGTAAACCCAGTAACAGGTCGAGCTGAACCACGCATTACTCAGTACCAAGTTGCTGAGAACTTAATGATTACCCAAGAGCCAGCGCCATTCGGCAAACTGGAATGGGCTGCTCGCAACGTAGACATCATCTCTCGTTGCATAACTATTCGCATTGACGACATCACCAAGATGGGCTGGTCGTTTGAGGTATCTGACGACGCTATTGCCGAAATCATGGCAAAAGAGAACTGCTCACACGCTAAGGCTGCGACAATCGCTCGTGACCGCTACGGCGACCAAGTTGCCAAAATGACTGAAGCCTTTGCCAACCCATTCCCATTGGAATACAAGAACTGGCGCTCATGGATTAGCCAGGCTATGTGGGACTACTTGGTGTACGACGAAGTGGTGGTCTACCCTAACTACAACCTTGGTGGGGAATGCTTCGGCTTTGACCTCATTGACCCTTCAACTATCAAGATTCTGCGTGACGACAAAGGTCGAGTTCCATCGTGGCCTAACCCTGCGTTCCAACAGATTCTTTGGGGCTACCCCCGTGGCGAGTTCACAGCTTCACCGCTTAACGAAGTAAACGCTCAGTTCAACTCACAAGAACAGCGTGGACCAGTTCGCCCATCAGACTCACTCAACGTATTCATTGGCCACCCACAGACAAAGATGCTCTATGGCTTCTCTGCTGTTGAGCAGTGCCTTCAATACACCGACCTTTACGTAAACCGCCAAGAATGGCTACTTGCTGAATACAAGGCTGGATCAACCCCAGCAATGTTCCTTGAAACTGACAGCGCCCTAGAACTATGGCAGCTCGCAGACAACGACAGAATCCTGAACGACTACTACTCAGGTATGACTGCCAACCGTCACCAAATCCGTTCACTCCCAGGTGGAGCGAAGGTAGTGCAGACAACACAGATTGACGAGAAGTACAAGTCTGACTATGACGAGTTCATCGCCAAGCGTATTGCAGCCATCTTCGGAGTAGCCCCATCACAAGTTGGTGTTGTAGCTCGTGCCGGACTCGGTGGTGGCAAAGGCTCACACGACGGCGAAACAGAATCAGCCGAAACAGTATCTACCAAGCCAACGATTAACTTCATTGTGGACATGGTCAACACGCTTTGCCGTCAGCACCTCGGCATGGACGAGAGCATTACCTTTAGCCTTACCAACGACGCATCCTCAACGGATCAGTTGAACCGCTACAAAGCACTCTCAACCGCAGTCAACGCTGGAATGCTTACCCTCAACGACTCTCGTGGGGAACTTGGTATGCCGTTGTTTGACATGAACGAAGCCGACGAGCCGTTCATCCTTACAGCACAAGGCCCAACATTCCTTAGTGGACAACTAACCAAAGACGCAACAGGCGAAACACTAGGACAGACAGGACCATCAAGTGACAACCAAGAGAACACGCAAGCCGTCCCACAAGCTAAAGAGCAACCGAGTCTCAGTGAAGCACCCAAAGGTGATAGCAAAGAGACGACTTCTAGGGTAGAGGCCAAGTCAGCACACGACGAGGAACTACGTGAGTTCGCACGCTTTGTTAAGTCTCGTAATAAGACCGGCAAATGGCGAGCATTTGACTTTGTAACGATTGAAGAAGAACTAGCCGACAAACTAAACAGCGACGCTTACTTCTTGGTCAAGGGAACAGTTCCAATGCCAGACAGCGTTCTTGCTTGGGCTGAAGATGTTGTGAAAGCGCAGATAAGCGATACCCCAAAAGGTTTGCTTACTAAGGAATACAATCCCGACCAACCTCGTGACGAACGTGGTCGCTTCGGTTCCGGTGGTGGAAGCAACTCTTCCAATCAAGGTACAGGCTCAAGCGCCGGTAGACCAGATGTAGGAAACTTTCAATTTAGTCAAAAAGAAGCAGAACACTTAAACTCTGTTTACAATGAAGCTGCTAAAGCCTCAGGCTATCCTGTTTACGCAGAACAATACGCCGCAGCAGGACAAAACGCCATGCAGGTTGAAATGGCAAATATGCTTGGCATGGGTGGACCAGCCACCATTGAGCAAGACCCTTATGGCGATACTCGACCTACTCTGTTTAGAGGATGCGACCAAACTGGTGCTGATTCTTTAACAGGTGATTTAACCAGTTACGGTGGATCAGGTGGAACTCTTGTTGGTTCTGGTGTTTACACTTCACCCGATGTATCAGTTGCTAACCAATTTGCAAAAGATGGCGGAGTTCGGGTTGACTGTTATGTTTCGCCAAATGCAAACATAGCAACAGCAACAGCAGATACACTTGCATCAAACTATGGTTTTAATGCACCATCAGACAACATAACTTCTGGTGACACAAAATGGTCAAGTGAAGCTCAAGATGGAGTTAGCAAAATAATGTCAACTCCTTCTTCTGCAGCATTGTCAAATGGCTATCAGGGATTGAACGCAACAAACATTACTGGCCAGAAGGCAACGCTTATATTCGATAGGTCGGTTATGAGCATTAACGTTGTAAAGTTTGGGGGCTAATCATGATTAAAGAAATGAAATTATCTAGCCCCGAAGTGTCAAAAGCGCTAAGCGGTATTCAGTTTTCATTGCCTTCAGAAAGAAAACAAGAACTATTTAAGGTTCTTCGTGACACTTTTAAGAAGTCTGGTCAAAAAGCAACCGTAGGAGATTTACCATCTTCATGGGAAAACGCAGTTGAAAAGTATCTTGTTACTGCAAATAAAACCGTTGAAACACACCTTTCTAAAAGGAATGACCACGAGAACCGCATAAAGGTTCTCGCTTCCAAGCACAAGACTGCTATTCAATCAGCACTCGCAGCAAGTATTACCGGCGTAGGCACAGCAATCTCACACGCAGTAAACAGCTCAACAATGCTCGATGCCCCAGTAGCCGCTAAGCAAGCAGTAGACGCTTACATCAACTTTGACAGCGCACGAAGCGTAAAGACTCTTCAGAGCCTCTACACAGTGGCTTTAGATGCAGGAGCGCAAGCCGAGGCTAAGACCTTAGGCGCAGACGCAATCCTTGGTGCTAGGGCGCAACAGTTGATCCAACGAGCCGGTGTCACGATTAAGGGAATTAACGACACGACTCAGAACCGCATCTACACAGCAATACGTGACGGCGTTGCTAACGGTGATGCACACGACACTATCACTAGCGCAGTAGACGCAATCATTAACGACTCAAGCCGTGCAGACATAATTGCAGAAACAGAAACAAACCGTGCTTACCAATTAGCAGCTCAAGATGTTGCTTCGGAGAACGGTGCAGTCGGGTTCAACTGGATTACTGATTCAGACCCATGTGTGGAATGTATTGAGTTGGCTTCTGCTAACCCTCACGACATTTCAGAGTTAGTACCACCAGACCACCCAAGTTGCTTGTGTGATGCAGAGTTCATCTACACAGACCTTACAGGAGAATAAACAATGTCAGAAATTACTTATGCCTACTTCGGCGGCTTAGAGAAATCACGAGACGACAAGGGATACCTTAACGTCAAGGGACTAGCCACCGACGACACACTCGACCTCGATGAGCAAATCTGCGACCCTCAGTGGTTAAAGACTGCTATGCCAAAGTGGTTTGAGATTGGCAACATCCGTGAGCAACACGACGGATCAAAGGCAGTAGGCAAGGCAACTTCAATGACATCACAGGGAACAGGCTTTGCTATCGGTGCAAAGATTGTTGACCCAGTTGCAGCTATGAAGGTTGAAGAAGGCGTTTACACCGGCTTTTCAATCGGCATCAAGGGCGCATACGTTGACATGAACGACCCTCGTGCGCCTCGTGGCGTAATCAAGGGTGGACAAATCGTAGAAGTATCAGTAGTAGACCGACCAGCAAATCCATCAGCCTCTTTCGAGTTGGCTAAGACCGTAGGTGACGTAATGACCAAATCAGTAGAAATGCAAGACAACTCAGAAGAAGTAAACAACGCTCCTGACCTAGCCACTGGTGAGTTCTACCTCCCATGCTCAGGTTGCAACGGCACAGGCGAAGTTCACACCGGCGCTGACGAAGGTGCATCAACACACGCTTGCGAGGCTTGTGGTGGAACCGGCAAAGGTTCATCTATGGACTCAGAGGACATTCAGACACCAACTGCTACATCTAACGAAGCACTTGCAGCCGAAGAAGAAAACGACCCACTCAAGTCAACAGACGCAGAAGTTGAAAAGCGTGAGTTTACAGAAGCAGAGCGTGAGGCAGCATCAGAATCTGGCGCAGCTATGCCTGACGGATCATTCCCAATCAAGACAGTCAAAGACCTAAAGAACGCTATTCAGGCATTTGGTCGTGCAAAAGACCCAGCCAAGGCTAAGGCGCACATCAAGGCTCGTGCTAAGGCTCTAGGCAAAGAAAACCTCATCCCAGACAACTGGAAGGGTGCTGACGCTGACCTAGTTAAGGCAGACGACATGGAACACGACCCAGCAGAACTCATTGCAGTTCGTGCCGGTCTTATTGCTCTTATCAAGGCTGAACTTGACGAGATGCTCGCAGGGGAAGAAAACGAAATCTGCGACGTAACAGAACTTCTTTGCTCACTATCCATGTTCTTGGACTGGTGGACAGGGGAAGCATCAGAGAATGAAACAGAAGCTCCATTTACCGGATGGGACATGGACGAATCAGGAGATGACATGGCATACATTGGCCTCGGCGTATCAGCCGACCTAGTCAAGGCAGTTGGCGCATCAGACGCTACTGACGAAATAAAGTCTGAGTTCAAGACTGAGGTACTAAAAGCCCTCGGTGTGAACGACGAATTAACCGCAATCAAGGCAGCGCACAGCGAAGCGATAGAGCAGATTCAACTGCTAAAGGCTGAGATGGACATTGTTAAGAACTTTGCGGCTCCGAGTGACATTTCACTCATCCGACCTGACAAGCGTGGTGAAGTAATTACCAAGGCTGCCAAGTTACGCATGGAAATCAAACAGGCTAGAGAGAACGCTAGAACCGTTACAGCCGACGCATCACTCCGTGAACTTTACAACCGTAAGGCAGATGAGCTTGAGGCTCAACTTGCTGCAACGGAACAAAACTAACCCCTAACTTAAAGGAGCCTTTCATGGCACTATCAACTCCAACAGTTGATCAGCTTTTTGGTGGACTACCAGCATCACAGCGTCTTGCACGCTTTGAGGCTTACAAGTCATCACTAAGCGCAAAGATTAACGAGAACCTTGCACTAAAAGCTGCAGGCGCACTCAACTTTTCAAAGACAGAAGGCGTTATCAAGACTGCTACACCTGCCACAACTGCTATTGACGCATTGACAAAGGCTGGCGCATCAGAAGAGACAATCGCTTTGTTCTCAAAGTCAGTAGAAGGTGACGTAAACAAGAACCCTGGTCCTTGGTCTAACAGCAACCCTCTTTCATACGACCCTGGAAACGTTGGTTTCACACCATTCGACCTCCAGGACAGCATTGAGTTCCTCGTACCTGTAATGACACCTCTTCGCAACTCGATTCCACGCCGTAAGGCACAGGGTCAGGCTGTTCAGATTCGTCAGATTACTGGTTACAGTAACTCACGCACAGGTGGCGTACCGAACTTGAACACATTCTTCAACTCGGCTACTAACACTTCAACATACAACGGCATCACACTGAACCGTCCGAACACCATCTCATACTCAGCCGACGCTCTCGTTGTGCCTTTCGTTGAGAACGGTATTTCCGACTCAGTTGAGTACCAGGCACAGTTCGCTGCTCAGGGTTTCACAGACCTTCGTCAGCTCTCTAACACTGCTGCTATTTACTCACACATGCTCGGTGAAGAAAACAACATTCTGAACTCAACATCTGCAGTGCTTCCTATCGCAGGATTGTCACCAACAGTTGTAGAGGGTGGAACTGCTACAGGACTTCCAGTAGGAACCTACTCTTCAATCGTCACTGTTTCTTCGGCATTCGGAGAATCACAGGGTGTTGCTGGTGCAAACGTAACAACAACTACTGCTCTTGAGTCAGTAAACGTTACACTTGCAGTTGTTCCAGTTGGTGCAGTAGGCGTAAACGTCTACCTCACAGACACAACATCAAGCGCACACTACGTTGGACGCACCACAAGCACAGCTGCAGGCGCATCACCAGTTATCTGGGCTTCTGCACTTGCACTTCCATCAACTTCAGCAGACAACGGATCATCACCTGCTTACCAGTTCGGTGGAACAGCACTAGGAACCGCTGGATACACAGGAATGATTTCATCACTCCTTGGTAACGGCGCTACTGCTGGAACTGCTGGTTACAAGAAGGCAATCAACGGCCCTCTTAACGCTGGTACTCCATTCGGTGAAATCAACACAATGCTCGTAGAGATGTGGGAAACTAACCGTGCGCAACCAGGAACGCTTTACACTTCTGGTCGTATCCAGGCTGCATTGCTCGCTGAGATTCAGCAGCAGGGTTCAGCAACTTCATACCGTGCTAATTACATGACTGGCGATGACGGAATCATCGTTGGTGGTGCAGTAACAGGAATCACCTCACCAGTAGGTGGACCAGCACTGAACATCGTTGCTCACCCATTCATTCCAGAAGGTGTTGTGATTGCTCACTCAACCACACTTCCTTCACCAGTTTCAGGCGTACCAGGAACGGCCACAATCGATAACGTCATAGATCTTACGACGATTTCTTGGCCCCAAATTGGCATGTCGTGGGACCTCTCCACATACCAGTACGGAACTTTCGTGTTCCACACACCTGGTTTCGATGGAATCCTCACAGGAATCACTACAACTCTGTAGTCCTGTAAGTCGCTAGGCATTACTGCTTAGCAATTAGCGAGTTGAGTCGGGCTGGATGTTCCCCTTCGTCCAGCCTGACTCCTCGCTCTATTCGCAAAGGGAACGCATGAGAATTATTGGATCAGACAAGAACCTAAAGACTGTTGACTTCGAGGGCAAGACCCTTAACCAACAGAAGGACGGTACATTCCACGCTGACCAAGACACCGCTAAGAAACTTGTATCGTCAGGAGACTTTGCAGTGGCTGGAATTACATTCAGAAATGCCAAGGGATTCATCTGTAACGAGTGCGCCTTCGTAAATGTCTTTCGAGACAAGTGCGGTAAATGCGGTTGCACCGAACTAACGCCGGAGAGCGAATCATGACCATTGTTGCACCTTGGGTATTAGACGAAAACGACACAGTTCCGTATGTCACAATTCAGGACATTAAGAACTCACCTATTGCAGCGAGCCTTGACTTCACCAACCTCATTCCAAACACCAGCGTCAACTCACAAGACGCAGCTCTGGCTCAACTTATCTACCAAGCATCAGCCAAGGTAGACGCTTACGCTGCTGGAGCATTGGCCTCATTGTCTGCAACGGTCAACACCGAAAACGGACGAGCCTCAATCAACCGCCGAGGACAGTTCATTGTCCACCCCTACGGCTGGCCTGTATTGGAACTACGCTCCTTCTCCTACGCTGCTTCAGGCCCTGTCGGTGGTCAGACTCCAATTACCCTGACCAACAACAACACTCAAATCGAGCGCTACCAGTTCATTGTCAACACCAACTGGAACCCAGGACAGTCAACGACCTACCAGTTCGGGACTTCAATGTTCCCAAGCGCACAGTACGGCAACGAATACGCTTGCCAGTACGTCTACGTCAACGGCTTCCCTAACGCTCTAAACATGGAAACGATTACTAAGGGTGCTACTTCAATTACCGTAACTAAGAACACCGGTATCTACGCCAACTCATCACTCATTATCTGGGATGGCGCTAACACCGAGACAGTTACCGTAGCTTCAGACTTCGTGCCTGACGATGGCGACATTGTTACCCTCGCCAAGCCAACTAAGTACCCACACATTGCAGGTTGCTCAGTAGCCTCACCTAACCTCACCGCCGTCAAAGAAGCGACTATTCACTTCGTTGTATCTATGGTGGAAGAGCGTGGATCAGGTGCGTTCACACTTTCAGGCGCAGCAGCAGCCGGAGCAGGTGGCCCTATCACCGCTTCAGAGGCACACCACGCAGCTGCCTATGACCTACTCGACACCTTCCGCAACATCTGGGGTCGTGTCTAATGTCAAGACAGGTCGTTCGAGACCAAGTTGTCGAATACTTATCGAACGCAGACATCACCGGTCTTACAACTATTTACACATTCCCTCCGAAGATTACGCCAGAGGGTGCGTTCTATCCAGGACAAACGCCTAACCAGTTCCAAGGCGCAATCGTCTTTACGTTCATTGAGCGTCAGAGCGAACAGCGAGTGGCATACGGTGGGGCGAATAACGGGCGTAAGTTTGTAACCTACGAGTTCGTGTTCTCTTGCTACTACCGAAGCATCCAAGGCCAAGCCGAGGTTGCTGCTATGGGCAACGAGACATTCCTAGACTCGTTCGTAACTGCCATCCGTGCTAACCGTACAGCTGGCGCACCTCAGAACACACAGAACAATGTGTGGCAATGGGGAGAAGCAGGAGTCGGTGGCAAAGGCCCAGACATCCAAATTGAATCAGACCTACCAGTTCTACTTGGTGGGGCGCAAGAAGTAACTCAAACATTCTCAACTATCAGAGTCACCGTACTCGAAGAGGTGGACACATGACCCAATACAAATACACCGGTTTTTACACAACGGTTTATACCGACACATTAGACTCCGATGGCAACGTAGTAGTTGCTGAACCAGGGCAGACATACAACATTGACACTGCTCCTGACACACTCTGGGTGTCTGTAAATGGCTCACAGAAGGCTCCAGAAGCCCCTGTAGCCGACGCTACACCAGAACCTGAATCAACCCCTACCCAATCAGAAAGTGAGCCTCAATAATGGCCGCCTATTTAGTTGCTAATAGTTACCTCGGAATCATGCCTGAGGTGGCACGAGGAACACTCAACACAGGAGGAACTCCGGTTTACATTCCGGTCACAGCTCCTCAAGTGACACCTATGCAGACATTCCTCCGTGACGAGGCTCTGCGTGGATCACCAGTTATGGTGTACGACCAGGTTCAGGGTGTACGTCACGACGAGTACGACGCTAAGTTCTACCTCTTTGCTGACACTTTCCCTAACCTAGTTAAGGCAATCCTTGGTGGAACTGACACCGTTACAGGTGCAGGACCATACACGCACAACATCAAGCTTCTTAACAACGCTTCTATCGGTTCACAGCCACAGTCTTACTCAATCATGGACTTTGACGGTGCTAACTACTTCACCCTTCTCGGCGCACAGGCTGACCAACTTGAAATCTCGTTTGGTGCAGAAGCCGCAGCAGAAGCAACAGTTAAGTTCTTCACCAACCCATACACATCGGGTACATCAGCAACAGCACCATTCAGCTCACCAAGCCTTTCAACGGTTCACATGATTCCTGCGTGGGACACAACTATCACAGTTGCTGGAACGACTTACACCTACATTCAGGACGGAACGCTGACCCTTGCTCGCAAGACAGCACCTATCTTCACAATGGGCGCACAGGCTCCATACCAGAACTTTGCTGGTCCTATTGAAGTGACTGGTAAGTTCACCGCCGTAGTTAACTCTTTGACAGACCCTTGGTCAACTGGATCAGGCGCAACTGCATTGACACGAAGCCCACAGGCACTCGTCATTACGTTTACTGACCCTAACGACTCATCAGGTGGAACGCAATACAGCGTTTCATTCACAATGACACAGGCTCAGTTCCAGAACGTAAAGCGCACACGAGGCAAGGCTTACACCGAAGTTGAGGTAGAGTTTACTGCTAACGCTGACGCTACTGACGCTACAAGTGGTGCTGGTTACTCACCAATTCAAGCCAACATCGTCAACGCAACTCTAACCGCTTACTAAATAACCCAAAGGGGAAACAATGCCAGCAATAAACCTTCCAAACGGACAGTCAGCAATTCTGTTTAGTACTGACGAAATCAGCGAGCGTACAAACCGCATGATTAGCCGAGCATTTATGAAGGCCGCAGGTTCAGCAGCCAAACTAAACAACTTGGGTTTTGATGATTCAAAGCCTGAAACTTGGTCTATCTTTGCCGAAATTAGCGACGAGGACCAAGCAAACTTAGATGGCTATCAGGCAGCTCTTATTGCTGGCATGGTGAAGTCTTGGTCATTAGGCGACCTTCCTACGACTGAATCTGCGCTTGACCTTCCTAAGGCTGTATTTGATGAACTGGCTAACGCTTGTGCTGAGGAATACAACAAGCGACCAGACTTCTCGCCAGACCCTGACCCAAAAGTTCCTACCGCCGACTAGCACGGCTGGAGGCAGCACTTAGAGGCAAAGATTCAGAGGTAGACGTAGAGGTTTCAGA